ATGAAAGTTATGTCAGCAGTACAAGCAAGACTTCATGCTTCAATGAGAAAAGAATTTGAAATTTTAGTTGGCATTGTAAAAGACTTTACCGAGCCTTCGTACCCATATGAAATGGACGAAGAAGAATTTATAAAGGTTGAAGACTTTGATGAAAGAATAGATGTATTGCCGGTTTCTGACCCTAATGCTTCAACTATGGCACAAAGAATTATGCAGTATCAAGCTGCAATGCAGTTAGCTACTACAGCTCCACAAATTTATAATATGCCTGAGCTACATAGACAAATGCTCGAAACACTTGGCATAAGAAATGTAGAAGATATTATTCCTGATACAGATGATATAAAACCTGTAGACCCTGTGACTGCAGTACAGAATTTAATTAATGGTCAGCCGGTCAAAGCATTTCCATTTCAAGACCATGAAGCTCATATTGAAACTATTGTTGCAGCTCAACAAAACCCTGAGGTTGCTGCAAGTATTGAGCAAAGTCCTAATGCACAAAGTATTGTGGCTAATGCTTCAGCATATGTTAATCAGCATTTAACTATGAAGTTTAGAAAACAAGTAGAAAGAGAAATGGGTATTGAGCTACCACCAGAAGGTCAGCCTATTCCACCAGATGTTGAAAAGCGTATATCTGAATTAGTAGCCGAAGCTGCACAAAGAGTTGCAATAACTTCTCAGGCTAAAGAGCAACAAGAAAGAATTGCACAGCAACAGCAAGACCCATTACTGCAAATGAAAGATAGAGAGATTGCAATTAAAGAAGCTGAAGTACAAAGAAAGATTGCAGAGAGTTCTGCAAGACTACAACTTGATTCAGAGAAAGCAATAAACAGAGATGAAATTGAAAGAGAAAGAATACAATCTCAAGAACAAATAGCAGGAGCTAAATTAGGACAGCAAGTTGCTAGTGATTTGCTAGATGTTGAAGAAAGCAGAAAGGCAGAGGCAAGAGAAGATTTCCAAAAAGGTATTGACATAGCTAGACAAATAGTCGAAGATGTCAATAAGAATGAGTAATGATGTCAAAGAGCAATCACTTTCACAGTTTTTAAAGAGAAGGCTAAATGATATCGTTAGGGAGCATGAACAACATATAGCAACAGGCAATCTAAAAGATTATCCTGACTATAAAAGATTATGTGGAATTATCGAGGGGTTATCCCTCGCAGAGCGTGAGATGTCGGATTGGAAGAAAAGACATGAAGAACGTGAATAGGTACTCGACTCCTAAAGTCGTGCAAATATATGAGTGAAGTAAAACTAGAAAATATCCCAGACCCAGAGAGTGTAAAAGCTCCACCCGTAAATGAAGATGTTAAGACACAGCTACCTGACCCTAAAGGTTGGAAGATATTAGTAGCTATGCCACAAGCAGATGAAAAGACGGAAGGTGGTATTATCAAAGCCTCACAAACAATCAAAGACGAAGAAGTATCTAATATATGTGGATATGTCTTAAAGATTGGACCTGAAGCTTATAAAGATGAACAAAGATTTCCTTCAGGACCTTGGTGTCAAAAAGGAGATTGGGTAATCTTTAGAGCCTACTCAGGTACTCGTATGGTCATGTATGGACAAGAGTTTCGTTTAATTAATGACGATACTGTGGAAGCAGTCGTTGATGACCCAACAGGAGTAGTAAGAGCATGAGTAATACAGAGATTATAAATGAAGAGCCGATTATAGATAATCAGCCTACAACGTCTGAAGAAGAAAAATTCTTTGGCAAAACAATGGAAGTTGATAATACAGTTCCAGAAGATTTATCTGTTGAAATTGTAGATGATGTTCCTACAGAAGATAGAAGACCTCCACGAGATGAAAGCGTTGCAGAAACAGAAGTTGATGATGATACTTTAGACGCAGAAATTACCGACTATTCAAAGAGAGCCGGTGACAGAATTAATAAATTAAAATACGATTACCATGAGGAGCGTAGAGCTAAAGAACAAGCTGCTAGAGAGTCTCAAGAAGCAATACAAAGACTGTCTTCTCTTATTGACGAGAATAAAAAGCTACAAGCTTTAGTAGACCAAGGTGGAGAAGTATTAAATAAACAAGCAGCTAACAATGCTTTGTGGGCAAAACAAAATGCACAAGCAATGTATAAGTCTGCTTATGAAGCAGGTGATGCAGATAAAATGGCTGAGGCTCAAGAACAACTTTCAAAAGCAGTTCTTGCAGAGCAAACAGCTAACAATATGTCTCAGCAAGTACAAACACAAATACTAAATGACTTGCCGGTTGAGGAAACGCCTGAACAACAACCTCAACAAATAGATGAAGATTTACAAAAGTGGGCAGCTAAAAACCCATGGTTTATGGGTACTGAGCCAATCCACAAAGAAATGTCATCATATGCTATGTATGTTGACAACGCATTAAGAACTAATGGCATAGACCCTGCTAAAGAATCAGGTAAGTATTATGCAGAAGTAGATAAAGAAATGCGTAATAAGTTCCCGAATTTTTTTGGTATTCAACAAACAGCTTCGGAAGAAGTAGTTGAAACAAAAAATAAACAACCTCAAACAGTTGTTGCCGGTGCCACGAGGAACACCGGAAACTCTAAACCCTCGCAAGTACGTCTGACCCAGACTCAAGTTAAGATAGCTCGACAACTTGGTATAAGTCCGGAGCAGTATGCAAATCAATTATTAAAGGAGCAAGTATGACAGAGCAAGATAACACATCAAATGAAAATGAAGTGGAGGAAAGTTCTGTGAACTCCTCTGACCAAGAGCGTTCCCCTAGGGGATTAGATAGCCGAGAGGCTACCCAACGTTATCAGAATTGGGAAAACACAGCCAATTTACCTGACCCAGACCCACAAGAAGGGTGGGTTTTCAGATGGGTAAGAACTTCCTTAGTTGGAAATTCAGACAACCCTAATGTATCTAAAAGTTTTAGAGATGGTTGGTCACCTTGTCGTTTAGAAGACCACCCAGAACTACAGATACATATGCAAGACCATAATTCAGAATGGGCAGCAAAAGGTAATATAGAAGTTGGTGGATTGCTATTATGCAAAATGCCTGAAGAACGAGCAAAAGCACGTGAAAAGCATTTTTCAGATATGGCACAACAACAGGTTGAAACTGTTGATAACACTTACTTCAAAGACCAAGATAGTAGAATGGCAACTAAACAAGTTTACGAACGCAAATCAAAAACGACTTTTGGTAAAGACTCATAGAGTCTTTTAATTAATAATTTTTTTCTGCAACTATTTGCAGAGGAGTAAACAATTATGGCTTCAACAGCTTCACCTATGGGTGCAAGACCAATGGGGTCGTTAGTATCGTGTGCTTACAATGCGAAGATTACTCACTATAAAATTAACAATGGCTTTGCTACTGATATTTTTTATGGTGACTTTGTTAAGTGGGCAGACAACAACCCAAACACTACAATCCAAAAGGATACAGGAACTACTTCCTTGACTCCTATTGGTGTATTCTTAGGTTGTTCATATACTGACCCCTCAACCGGTCAAACTACTTTTAATCAATATTATCCTGCTAATACAGCAGCCGATGATATTATGGCATATGTTGCTTCTGACCCTTTTCTGATTATGCAAATGCAATCAGACGAGGCTTTAGACCAAGATGACTTAGGCAAGAACGTAGCAGTTATACAAACTGCAGGGTCTACTTCTATTGGCACAAGCAAAAATGCAGTAGACGGGAGTACAGCTAACACTACCAATACACTACCTTTAAAGATTATCGACTTTGTCGATGGTCCTGATAGTACAATTGGTGATGCAAAAACAGATGTACTTGTAATGTTTAACGTAGGACATCAGTTGCTTAATGCAACGGGTATCGGATAAGGAGAATAAATTATGGCTGCTATATCAAGAGCAAATGAGCTTAAACAGCTCCTACCGGGTCTTAACGCATTATTTGGCGAAGAGTACAACAACTACGAAAATGAGCACGAAGATATCTACGTGACTGAAAACTCTGAAAGAAGTTTCGAGGAAGAGTTAAAGTTATCAGGTTTCGGAGCTGCTCCTGTAAAAGATGAGGGTGCTGCTATCAGTTATGACACAGCTCAAGAATCTTTCGTAGCTCGTTACACTCACGAAACTATTGCAATGGGATATGCTATCACTGAAGAAGCAATGGAGGATAACCTCTATGTTTCGCTTTCAGCTAGATACACTAAAGCCTTAGCTAGAGCTATGGCTTACACCAAACAAGTAAAAAGTGTTGTTCCTTTGAACAATGGTTTTACTTCGTTTAATGGTGGTGATGGTGTAACTTTATTTAGTACAGCACACCCATTAGTTAATGGTGGTACAAATAGTAATAGACCTGCCACAGGTGCTGATTTGAACGAAGTATCTTTAGAAGATGCAATTATTCAAATCGGTGGATACACAGACGAAAGAGGTCTGAAAATCGCTGCCAGAGCAAGAAAGTTAATCATACCTTCTGCTCTTCAGTTTGTAGCAACTAGACTGCTACAAAGTGACTACCGAGTAGGAACAGCAGATAATGACATTAACGCTATTAAAACTAATGGCGTTATTCCAGAAGGTTTTTCAGTTAATCATTATTTAACTGACCCTAATGCCTTCTTCATTACTACTGACATTCCTGACGGAATGAAGCACTTTGTAAGAAGTCCAATGACTACAAGCATGGACGGGGATTTTGACACAGGAAACGTTAGATACAAGGCTAGAGAAAGATATTCCTTTGGAGTATCAGACCCTCTAGGTATCTTCGGCTCTCCGGGGTCAAGCTAAGAATTAAGGGAGGACTTCGGTCCTCCCTTTTTCTACATCTAGGATTAATTAACTTCTCTATCAACTGACCTAGCAGACAACCCAAGATGATAGAGTTTTTCCTTTAAGGAGGGAATAATGGGAACTACAACATTCTCAGGACCTGTTAAAGCAGGGACTATCAAAGACACAACCGGAACTACTGTAGGTACTGATGTCGCTAATACCGGCTCAGTTGTTATGGCACAATCTGCAGTTGTAGATATTATTGGTGCAAGTCACTTAAACCAAGTAATAGCTACTGTACCGGCTAATTCACAAATTATTGATGTCGTATTAAACGTTACTGTCGTTAATAACGATGGTGGTGCAGCTACTGTATCAGTTGGTACAG